GGATTATGTTATTGCTTCGGATACTGATTCCATTTACCTTAATCTTGGTCCTTTGGTTGACCGTGTATACGAGGGAAGAGAGAAAACTAATGAAAGCGTTGTCACGTTCCTTAATAAGGTGTGTGAAAATGAATTTGAGCCTTTTATTGAAGGTTCTTACCAAGAACTGGCCGACTACGTAAATGCCTATGACCAGAAGATGGTTATGAAGAGGGAGAATATTGCTGAACGTGGTATCTGGACTGCTAAGAAAAGATACATCCTAAATGTATGGGATAGTGAGGGTGTTCGATATGAAGAACCTAAACTCAAGATGATGGGTATTGAGGCAGTTAAATCCTCCACACCAGCACCTTGTAGAGCAATGATTAAAGATGCTCTTAAACTTATGATGAATGGAACTGAAGAAGAAGTAATTGATTTTATTGATGAGTCACGTAAGAAATTTAAGGCACTTCCACCAGAAGATATTGCTTTTCCAAGAACAGCAAATAATCTGCAAAAGTATAGAGCACATTCTACAATATACTCAAAAGGAACTCCTATACATATACGGGGTGCATTGCTTTTCAATCACTATGTGAAGCAGAAAAAGTTGGATAATAAATACTCTCCCATTGGTAACGGTGAGAAAGTAAAGTTTCTATATTTAAAGAAACCAAATATTATTCAAGAAAATGTTATCTCATTCATTCAAGACTTCCCTCACGAACTCGGTCTTGACAAATACCTTGATTATGACTTACAATTTGACAAGAGTTTCGTAGAACCACTGAGAACCATATTGGATGCAATTGGTTGGAATGTGGAAAAAACTGTAAACCTAGAACTATTTTTCTCCTAATGGAATTACCTATCGATCAGAAAGATTTGAAAACAATTGTAAATGCTCTGGCATTGGGAGGTGATACTAGACTATATCATCTTTTAAGAGGGTATATGATTAAGGAAGAATATGAAGTTCAAGGATCAGTTCTTAATGAAGTCAATTTTAATGAATGTGATATTTAAACTATGGATTTTTTGAAAGAAGTTGTAAAAGAGATTGGTGACGAATACACCCAAGTCGCAGCAGACATCCAAGAAAACGAACAATACATCGACACAGGTTCATACATCTTTAATGGATTGGTGTCGGGTTCCATTTATGGTGGCGTATCTAGCAATCGTATTACTGCCATCGCTGGTGAAAGCAGTACTGGTAAAACGTATTTTTCCCTTGCTGTTGTTAAGAACTTCTTGGATAGTAATCCTGATGGTTACTGCCTCTATTTTGATACTGAAGCAGCAGTCAATAAGGGATTACTTGAATCTCGTGGGATTGATATGAATCGTCTTGTTGTGGTTAATGTTGTTACTATTGAAGAATTTAGAAGTAAGGCACTTCGTGCTGTAGATATATACTTGAAAACATCTGAAGAAGAACGCAAACCTTGTATGTTTGTGTTAGACTCTTTAGGTATGCTTTCCACAGAGAAAGAGATAAGAGATGCACTAGATGATAAACAGGTTAGGGACATGACCAAATCCCAACTTGTTAAAGGTGCTTTCAGAATGCTAACTCTGAAACTTGGACAAGCAAATATTCCACTTATAGTTACAAATCATACCTACGATGTCATTGGTTCCTATGTCCCTACTAAAGAAATGGGAGGAGGCTCTGGTCTCAAATATGCCGCTTCTACGATCATTTATCTCACAAAGAAAAAGGAAAAGGATAAGACGGAAGTTGTTGGTAACATTATTAAAGCTAAGACGGCAAAGTCAAGACTTTCAAAAGAAAATAAACAAGTAGAGATACGTCTTTATTATGATGAAAGAGGACTTGATAGGTACTACGGTCTCCTAGAATTAGGAGAACTTGGTGGTATGTGGAAGAATGTTGCAGGAAGATATGAGATGAATGGTAAGAAAATATATGCGAAGGAAATATTAAAAAATCCAACAGAATACTTTACTGATGATATAATGGAACAGCTTGATGCTGTTGCGAACCAACACTTCTCTTATGGAACGAATTGAGACTACCATTCTCAGAAATTTAATTTATAATGAAGAGTATTCTAGAAAGGTTATACCTTTCATAAAACCAGAATACTTTGAACAAAGAACTGAAAAGGTAATCTTTGAAGAGATAACTCAATTCATTGTAAAGTATGGTTCTTCAATTACAATTGAAGCACTTAATATTGAGACAGAAAATAGAACAGACTTAACAGAGTCTGAGATTGCAGAGGTTAGGGATATTAATAATTCTCTAAGTGATGCTGTTGTAGAGAATCAGTGGTTAATAGATACTACTGAAAAGTGGTGTAGGGATAGAGCAATTTATCTTGCACTCATGGAATCTATTGCATTAGCAGATGGACAGGATGAAACTAAAGGCAGGGATGGTATTCCTACTATTCTTTCAGATGCACTAGCAGTATCATTTGATAATCATATAGGGCATGATTACTTACAAGACTACGAAGACAGATACGAATCTTATCATAGAAAAGAAGATAAGATCCCATTCGACTTGGAATTCTTCGACAAGATTACAAAGGGCGGCCTTCCAAATAAAACACTCAATATTGCTCTCGCTGGTACTGGTGTTGGTAAGTCTTTGTTTATGTGTCATGTCGCAAGCAGTGTGTTACTCCAAGGCAAGAACGTATTATACATCACGCTTGAGATGGCTGAGGAGAAAATTGCTGAAAGAATTGATGCTAATCTTTTAAACGTTAATATACAAGATATAACAGACTTACCTAGACCAATGTTTGATTCTAAGGTAGAGTCTCTTGCTAAGAAGACACAAGGTACTCTTATTATTAAAGAGTATCCTACTGCATCTGCTCACTCAGGACATTTCAAAGCATTACTTAATGAGTTAGCATTGAAAAAATCTTTTAAACCTGATATAATATTCATAGATTATTTGAATATCTGTGCTTCATCAAGATACAGAGCAGGAAGTAATGTTAACTCCTACTCATTCATCAAAGCAATCGCAGAAGAATTACGGGGTCTCGCAGTTGAGACGAACCTTCCGATTGTATCTGCCACTCAAACTACTCGTAGCGGTTTTGGCAGTAGCGATGTGGACCTTACTGACACCTCTGAGTCTTTTGGACTCCCTGCTACTGCTGACCTTATGTTTGCCCTTATTTCTACAGAAGAGTTGGAAGGGTTAAATCAAATAATGGTAAAGCAATTGAAGAATAGGTATAACGATCCTACTATCTTCAAGAGATTTGTGGTCGGTATTGATAGAGCAAAGATGAGATTATATGATGTAGAGCAATCTGCACAAGATGATATTCTTGACAGTGGGCAGGAAGAAGAGTATAATAATGAAGAGAAGATCCCTAAAAAATCATTTGCAGGATTTAAATTTAATTGATATGACTAAACAAGTTGATACCCAAAAGTATACTGAGTTTGTAGACGCAGTAACATCTAAAGAATCGAATGATTATATTTCATTTAATTCTAGATGCTTTGAGATACAGAAAGATCCTGATGGAATCCCTGTACATCGTTTATTAACTGCTGCTCTTGGAATTTGTGCCGAAGGTGGTGAGTTCACTGAGGTAGTAAAGAAGATGGTGTTTCAAGGTAAACCTGTGAATGATGAGAACATCTTTCATATGAAAAGAGAACTTGGAGACATCATGTGGTATGTTGCTCAGGCATGTATGGCTCTTGATACTGACTTCAATGAAATCATTGAGATGAATGTAGAGAAGTTAAAGGCAAGATATCCTGGTGGAGAGTTTGATGTTCACTATTCAGAAAACAGAAAGGAAGGTGATGTATGAATTACTATGCATTATTAAGTGTTTCAGATAAAACAGGTATTGTAGATTTTGCAGAAGGATTAGTTCGTGCTGGATATCAAATTATATCTAGTGGTGGAACTCATGCTGTTCTTCAAGCAGAAGGTATACCAGTAATGAGGGTGTCTGATTATACTGGTTCACCAGAAGTTCTTGATGGAAGAGTAAAGACTTTACATCCAAAGATTCATGGTGGTATTCTTGCTCAACGTAATAATTCTAGTCATGATTTAGATCGTAAAGTAAATCGTATTGAGTTAATTGATATTGTCGCAGTAAACTTATATCCATTCAAAGAGACAGTTGCTAAACCAGATGTGACTCTTGAAGATGCGATTGAGAATATTGATATTGGTGGTCCTAGTATGGTGAGATCAGCAGCAAAGAATTTTAAGGATGTTGCTGTATTAACTAATCCACATCAGTATGGTATTTACTTGGATTCGATCAAAGGTAATATATCAATTAAACCTGAGACTTTAAGAAAGCAATTTATGTTAGAAGCATTCAGACATACTGCTGAATATGATACTGCTATTAGTAGATGGATGGAAGAAAATGTCTGATTTTGCACCCCTTGATTTTAAAAAAGAAGGAATCGTATTAGATTATAAAACTGCTGGTGTTGATATAGATGCTGGCAATAAGTTTGTAGAAGAACTTAAAAACAAAGTTCCTAAAGTTGGTGGATTTGGTGGAATGTTTAAGGTTCCTGTAGGATATGAGGAACCTGTTTTAGTATCTGGAACTGATGGTGTAGGGACTAAGATTGATATTGCACAAGCTGCTAACGACTATACAACTATTGGTATAGATCTTGTTGCTATGTGTGTGAATGATATAATTACATGCGGTGCTGCCCCATTATACTTCTTAGATTATATTTCTACTAAGAAGTTAGATGATAATGTTGCTGATATAATGGTTGGTATTCTTAAGGGATGTGAGATAGCAGGTTTGCAATTGTTAGGTGGAGAAACTGCTGAACATCCTCAGTATCAGATGAAGATTGATCTTGCTGGATTTTGTACTGGTATAGTAGAGCAGAAAGAAATTATAGATGGGAAAAGTATTAAACCAAGTGACAGAATTATTGGATTAGCAAGTAGTGGAATTCATAGTAATGGATATAGTATTATTAATTATTTGGCACGTAGACTTAAACTAAACTATTGTAATCATCCTGAGTTACTTACACCAACTACAATCTATGCACCAGTGGTTAAGAAATTACTAGAAGAGATAGATGAAGTATATGGTATGGCTCATATTACTGGTGGTGGTATTCCAGAGAACTTACCACGTTGTTTACCTAAAGGATTAAAAGCACATGTAGATTGGAATGCATGGAGTGTTCCTGAAATCTTTATGGAAATTCAACGTCAAGGTAATATAGATGAGTTGGAAATGAGAAGAGTATTTAATCTTGGTATTGGGTATTGTG